TATGCAGATATGAAACAAAAATATTATATATTCTTTTTAACTACTATAATATTAATCGATCTAATATTTGTACTCAATAAAGATGCTTACGAAATTGAGTTTGGAAAGAACATGCCCACATATACCATTATAGCGTTATACATATTGATGTATCTGATTATATTTCATTATGTAGCATCGTGTGGATGATCTTCCACACAATACCGTGTATGGTTAGCACTACTTACCTCGTTGAATCGTTTTTGTTTTTAATATTCAATCCTTTAAATATGGAGAGACTGATTTTAGATGGCGATATCATACAGTTATGTAAGTTTATTTCTTCTTTAAAACAAACAAAAACCGATATATTAAAGGTTAAAAAGGTATCAATCAAAGTGTTTGTCGGTTCTCTAATCTATTCAACGAATATGTACATAGCACTCTTTCTGGAAAAAAAACTGAAAGCGCTCGAAGATTGTTCGGTGAATATATTTCATAAATTATGTTGTGAAATCTTAGTGTTTTTGGCCACTGTAAATAAGCCGACTGTACTGAAATCATTCACCAATCAATGCGACACCTGTGTGAATCCTCAGGATAAATTCTTAACCGCATTAGACTTTACATCACGTATCCAATGTATAAATACACTTTTTAAAGACAAACATTTCACATTCATGTGGGATTTAGCCATACGTAATAGTCCATATACAGATTACATACGTTCGCTATTGTATTTGAATTCAATCTCGCCAAGTAAGCGTTTTTATTTCGCAGCATTTAATACCCTATATGAAAACTATTACTTTTCAAATACTATTTACAATAAAATTATTTTTCAATGTATGCTTAAAATGAGTTATTTATTAGATGATGAAAATACTTTACAGCAAAAGATGTATTCAACATGTATTCAATATGTACCCGACATTACACAATCGGTGTCGCACAATGAAAAGGTGTATGTTCCGTCCGGAAAAAATGTGGTTTTAAAACACCACACTAGTTTACCAAAACAAAATATGAAAAAAGGTGATATGCAATTAGTTAAGAAACAAATCTTACAATAGTAGTTTATGCAGCACATCATTCAACTCGGTCATCTCACACTCTGTATCGAGTATGTATGACCAACCCAATGGTAAAACAATTATGTTATATGGATACAGTTTCACCTGAACATAATCATGTTCATTTTTTATGCCGACATTCATCACGGTGTCTTTTGTATTCTGCAATAATGTGAATTTGCTTTTGGTTTTTACATCTATTTCTAAATCAGTATTTACCATTTTATGCACGAACCAATATTCGTATTTAAATGTCGTCAATATCAGTTCATCTATATTAACAATTGATTCTTCAATGTATATTGGATATTTATCGCATAACATAGTGGGTAGTAAGTCATTTAGATTGGTTTGTATTATTTTGAAATCCTTTTTCTTTTTGAAAAAAAGTTTTATATACGATGTTACTAATAATGTCGTAAATAGCAAGAAAATAAAGTTTTTCATCTTTTTCTTTTAACAGAAATTATTATTTAAAGTTTTAAAACTCACTTATATTATACTATATACAATGGCTCTTCACGAAGATACAAAAGTATTCGAAGAGATTATCGAAGATGTTGAATATGGTTCTACCATTGGTAACTGCAAGTGGTTCAACAAGAAACTAGGATATGGATTCATCACTGTTTATAGTGGAGATAACAAAGGCCGAAACATCTTCGTGCATCACACGGGTATTAAACCACTCAATAGCCATTTCAAGACTCTACGAAAGGGCGAATATGTGAATCTGAACATTATTGATGGTAAGAACGGACTACAGGCTATTGACGTAACTGGTATTTGTGGTGGTCCACTCATGTGCGATAATATTGAATATAAATTTTCTGGTCACAATGATCAGGTAGTCTAATTTTACTTTTATTTCAATTCTTTTTGTCTTTATATATAATCCAAGTATTTGTGATTCATTTATATAAATTCCAAAGTTCTACAATACTATAGACATATATACATATCTACACTCTAATTGTAGTAACGGATACCGTGATCCTTGCAGTACTGCTCGTATTTCTCGCAATACTCGCCAGTATCGTCTCGAAAACACATCTCTTGCAGCCAAACTGTTTCTCCAGTTGAAAATTCGGTCAAGAATTCAATTGCGTCTTCAGGGTAATCGAATCCAGATGGAACAACACGATGCTCGATGATGTCTTCAAAGAAGTGAAACCCGTTGTCGTTCTTGATTTCCCCGATGAATTGTACATCATCATCGTCGTCGTCGCTCAAAACGATCACGGTTTCCTGTTATACATCGTTTTGTGTCAGCAAATAATTGTTTGAATATGATTGTTATTTTCGTAAAAAGGTAATAATAATTATTTCAACGTATAACTACGGGTGTTATGGGTGTCGCGTTGTGTCTCGCTAGTTATAAGATTGGTTAGGGTTTTCATCTACGACTCATGGAACAAGACGGTACATTCGTTATGCACAGAGATTCGACGACCCTTGTTCAAGATCGTGGGGGAAAGAAGCGATGAGCATACATACCTCTTCATTGTGCGTCGTGGCGGCGCCATCACACGAGGGCGCGTTGGAGGTGTCTTTGCACCCCATCGTTGGCTGAAACGAAACGTCGGAACGCCGCCGCGTGTCTCTAGAGACACTGATCTTGGTTTGTGATCATTGCAAAAACCGATAGATTAACAAACGTTTCTTGTACTAGCAATATATTATTGAAACTATCTGGTTGAAATACCATGCTGAAGAATGTAGATCCATTTAAATCTTATTTATACATATTCCCTCTTTTGTAAATGTACATGGCTTTGATATATGTTTTTTTCTACCCATGCAAGTCGATTTCGCCAAATCTTTACACTCTTTTGGGGGACGTCCTCTTTTCGGTAGGGTAACGGTGGGGGAAGAACCCTTGGTTGTTGGGGATGCAGGTTTGTCATCGTTCAATACAGAAGGCTTGGTTGCCGGTGATGTACGAGGCTTGGATGTTGATGCAGAAGGCTTGGATGCCGGTGATGTACGAGGCTTGGGTATTGATGCAGGTTTGTCATCGTTCAATACAGAAGGCTTGGTTGCCGGTGATGTACGAGGCTTGGGTATTGATGCAGGTTTGTCATCGTTCAATACAGGCTTGGATGCCGGTGATGTACGAGGCTTGGGTATTGATGCAGGTTTGTCATCGTTCAATGTAGAAGGCTTGGTTGCCGGTGATGTAGGTTTAACAGTATCTTTCTTTGGAACTACTGGTGATGTAGCGTCTTTATTTGTCGATGGTGTCAAATTCGACATTCTTTTTTTGAAATCCTCATATTGTTCAGTTTTAATACCTGCTGATTCTGCGGAATCTACTTTTTTATTTCGGGTTTTGTAGACTAATAAGGTCGTATCTTTTTTTAATGAATCATACATTACACCACTGTTTTTTTTTACAATATCTTGTAACTCGGGTGAGCGAAAACCGGTAAATAATACCTTTTGCCCTTGAAGCTTTATTGATTTGGTGCTTGGTTTTGCGGTTTTAGCATTGTCATCGCACCATGAAAGGGAATTGTGTTTTACAAATTCTTTGAAATCTTTCAATCGTCGTAAATATTGTTCCGCCGTTAATTTTCCTATTCCATTTATTTTCATTAATTCTGACACCGATGGTAAAGTGTCTTGATCAGTATTTAAGTTGACCGGATAATTCGTGATGATTAGTTCCAATGTCTTCGCACCCAGACCCCTTCCAAACACATTGGACACCGCCATCAAATCCAAACAAGAAAGGCTTTCTTTTCTTTTAGAAATACCCGAAACAATGTTTTCGGCTGTTTTCTTTTGAAAAACTTTTGAAGTGATCAGTTTTTCAGAAGTAACATTGAATAACTGTTTCAGCGTGGTGATACCACCATCGTACAACTTTTTAATATATGACGGTCCAAGATTGTCTATTTTGAGCATAGTTGTTGCGTAAATAAATTGCTTTTCGTTGTACAAGTCAGAATTGTCGTCGTCGATAAATATGTCCACTCCAGACTTTGTCCATGCAAATTTTTGTTCAGGCATATCCGCCTTTGTACTTTCGTGGATCTTATTGATGTAGGGTATTACATCACCGCTACGCACTATTTCGATCATAGTGCCTTTGCCAATTTTGTTTTCAGAAATGTATTTTGCGTTAAATCCGGTGGCTTGTTTAATTTTAACGTTATTGATTAAAACTTCTTTAAAATGAACCGTTGGTTTCAGAAATAAATCTTTAGATGCATTCCAATCAACTCGCGTGACTTCAGTTATTTTCGACAACATATTATCGGACAGCTCTTTGAACGCAAACGCATGTTTTGGGTTTTTTCCGTTCGCGTGATCATACTTGGTGTTTTTGGCTACGATCAAACCATCGATTTCATAACACGATTTGGTTTTTCTTTTTGTTAGGGACTCGCGAAGTTCAGAATCCTTCGTTCCAGTTGTGATATAATATGGTACGATGAAAGCATCGCCGATTTGTAATTCATTTTTCATAAATGTAAATTGTTCGGATGGTTTCAAGTTCTTTGGTTCGATCACTTCGTAAAACACACAATCCACTAATTTTCTGAATTTCGTATCCGGGGTTTTGGAATTGACTATACCTGATACGGTATTTCTCGCATTTGATAACGGTTTATCGCTTTCATTTTGAAGTTTTAAAAATGTTTTATTTTGCATGATTAGTTCTCCACGAATCATAAAATCTTTCTTGTATCCAATATTCGGTATATTCACAAATTCAATTAACGATGTAATGTCTGTACCGTATTCGCCGTTACCACGTGTGAACATCTTTGAAGCCCCATCTTTTCTCATATATAAACACGATACACCATCCAATTTGTCACTAATTACTAGTTCAGCTTTTTCCGAAATGTTTGACTTTCTTTTATCCATACTACCCATCCATACAGGTAACAAAACCTTATTTTTTGCGTTCGGGAGACTACCAATCTTGGCGAATGTGGGTTCAGCGGTTTGTACATATTCTCTCAACGCATCATATTTCGCATCATTCATCAAGGGTTCATCGGAATTATAATACGCGTTGTCTGCGTCTTTGATCACTTGTTCCAAATCTTTTAACGAATATTTACTATAGTTAGTATTCTTCAAGATTTCGCTCTTTACATTGGGGTTCATTTTTAAGTATATAGAATATATTTATATTAATATATTTAAGTATAAAGATTTAATTCTGTTAAAATGAACATATCACTAAACTACATTGCGTTGCAAGCGATCAAAATAATTGGGTACTCTGAACGAATGATTTTTAAAATCATTAATCCGATCACTATAAATGTGTACAACGTTATTCACAACATTGACGAAAAAACAAAAATCATCTTTAATTCTCTACTCTACAAATATTTCAAAATATGTTTAGTAAAAACCGATGGAGCCCATCAACTACGATTTAATCCGAAAATGATGGAGACCGATATTTTAGAAACGAATACTCGTGTATATCAGAGAGTTTTCTTCACGAAAGGGATGATTATAAGTTATTTTGATAAAGAACTCGTGGAAGAATTATGCATAGATAGATATAAGAATATTAATGCAGAAATGTTATTTGTTAATCGAATTAACTTTTCATCCACTATCAAGAGGTTTTTCTTTTCATGCGATGTAACGGCGAAAGAACTTTGTTCTGTTTTGGAGCAGCATACGTCAAACATAGTGACAATTATTGACAATTCTTTTGAAGAAATGATATTTAAAGATTCTATGTATTTGTATTTTTAATATGAACACGAATGACATCGCACTGAATACTTCATGGAATCTGTATTTTCATGATTATATGGATTCTAATTGGGACCGAGAAAGCTACGAGATTATTGGATCCGTTGGAACCGTCATACAATTTTGGACGATGTTCAATGTGATCAAAACAAAAATAGATTCAGGGATGTTCTTTTTGATGCGTGACGGAATATTCCCAAAATGGGACGACAATGTGAATAAAACCTTTTCATTTCTCACGATAAAGGTTGTGAAGCAAAGTGTTACTTCGTTTGCAGAATCGCTTTTTATGCGAATGACAAATGATGCCATTATTTCCCAAGAAACACTCCCGAACACCTCTATAGCCGGAATTTCGGTGAGTCCTAAAAAAAACTTTTGCATATTCAAATTATGGATTTATTCACAGGACGAACAACACAAAGACATTACTCTCTATGATATACCGGATTCTTACACGGGAAGCGTATTTTTCAAAGATTATTCATCATGAGTCTTGTTGCGGCGCCAAGCAAAGTTTTACGGTTCCCAAAGAACCAACAGTATATTGTATGATTAAAGGGTAATCGTTTTTCAAATACAATTGAACTGTATTCGATAAATTTGTGCATTTGGTAAATAAAACCAAATATTTAGCATTGAATATTCCTTGGAATATTTGCGTTGGGTCCTCAGATTGTTGTTTATCACTGTCACTAATTATGATCTCTTGGCTACAAAAGTCACCTACACAAGATATAATTAACTGTTTATTTACATTCTTTATCTCAACAAACTCTGATAAATTATTCACATCGCGACAAATCTTTTGAAAATCTCCGGACGGTAGTGTGATTACGGATTGAAATACTGCCGGTGGTATCTCAAAATTTGTATTTTCTAAATCCAATAGATTTAGTTTCGTGATTCTCTCGGTATGTTTTTCGGCATTATCGATGCGAATACATAGATGATTGCAATCGTCTTTCATCATGTACAATGTGAGTGTATCATTATTATTTATTGTTTTTATGATTTTGTTCAAGTTTAAAATATTTACACCGATCAATTTCTTTCCTTCACAATAAAACGATTCGAATTTATCTGCATCTAGTTTCAAATGAATCAATATGATATGCGATGTGTCCATGGTACATATTTTGATATGTTCGGGAGTAATCTCTATCATCGTATCTGTCAATATTTCTTTTAATGCTTCAACGAGTACTTTTATAGTAGAAGATTGTATAGTTTTGATTTCAATTGAGTAATTTTCCATTGTTGATGACATGTTTAAGTAAAATATTATTAATTGTTTTAAATGTATTTTTACCTTTTTCTTTGATTGAATATTTCTAATTTATGATGGAACTTGTTATTCAATTCGGGGAGGTACATAATTTACACCCACGGGTTGGTCGACCCGATTTTGAAGTCGGTGTATTTTCCTCTCTCCCAATCCCACGTCCCGACGCGCACATTGCCGCCGTTGTCGACCACCGATTCCCAAAACGACGGGTACATCTCGCGGGTGCGACGGTACTTCTCCCCCCCCTCTCCCTGATACATGATCACCTCGGTATCGTCGATGAACATCGAAAACTTGGTCATACTACCCCTGTGGTCGTCTGTATCCTCACCCCCACTTTTGGTTCCAGACACAGCCCACGCGTATTTTTCTGTACCGTGTGAACCCGTCCCCCAAACGATTGAGTTGATGCTGCCGCTTTTAAAATTCGTACGAGCGTTGGGATTTTCGGTGGTGACCAGAAGGGTCGTGTCTCCTATAATCGGTTTCAACGTACACTCGACGTACAACGGCAGCGTGTACTGTGTCTTGGACAATATATGGGTATTAACACCATCACCGCTATCGCCTAAACCATTCACCGTCAAAACACCGTTCGTCCCGTACGCGAAAGTTACACTCCCATGTGATGGTGCGTCCGAGTAATCGAACTGGGTGTCCAACGACAAGCTGACGAATTTACCAACAAATTTTATGCTGACCGATATCGAGTTACCAACAAAATTTTCATTCCCATTGGTTGTTAACGTTCCCTCGGGACTAAAAAATAAATATGCTGGAAGGCTGATCGATTTGTCTATCGTACGACCAGGATCCTCTGTATGTAATGTTATTCGGGTAGAATCAGTATAAAATGCATAGTTAATCTGAGAATCAGAAATAATAGTCATCCTTACGTAATGATTTATG